CATACTCTAATTTAAAAATAAGCGCAGTTCAAGCTCCTTCAGATTCAACTGCATCAATTGTTATTTCTTATGTTGACTCTGGAAATAGTCTTGCAGAAATTAAAACTGCTCTTGAAACTGTTGGTAATGAGTATCCAATTTGTATTCTAAGACCAATTGGAAGAGGAGAATATTATAATGGAATTTCTGTAAGATTTACAGAACATTCAAATCCTCTTTTAAATGGAGTTTACATTCTAGATATTTATGAGAGACAGTCTGATGGAAATGATGTTATTATTGAATCTTTTGAAGTCTCTTTTGACCCAACTTCAAGATCATTACAGGGTGATTCTCTTTGGATTAAATACATTTTAGATATGTATTCAAGTATTTTAAGATGTGAAACAAAAAGAGTCAGTGGAGAATATGCAGAAGGTAATGATTATGTATCAAAAGTTTTTGATAAAGATATTGGAACTGTAACTGTAGATTTATCATTAGGAACAATTACTGATAATAAGCAATTGTTCTCTGACTGGGAAAAAACTCCTGAATCTGGAAATGCAAACTTCATGGTAGTTGCGAAGGATGCAAAAGGATATAAAATCTGGGGATGGTTGGGTGAATCAACAGGAACAGATTCTGAATCTATTAATGTTTTTAATGGTAGAAATATAAGTACATCACATCAAGGTTGGTGTGGTGCAACATCTCAATTTAGGGAAAGTACTCTGACCACATATCAAATTAAGAAATCTGACACTGCAGTTTCTTCAGCTTTCTTGAATAGTGAAGGAGTTCCTCTTAAAAAGGGATCTGATGGAACTTTAAAAAATTCTGATGGTTCTTTAAATACTGATGTTGCAAAACAGATTCTTGCTCAGGGTTACGGTGGTGATCAGTTAGTAAATCCAATGACTGGAGATCCTGAAGAAGATGTTCTTGATACTGAATTTACTTATTTCAGTATGGTATTTGATTGTGGGTATCATAGTGATATAAAGTCTGCAATTAGTACAATGGTTCAGACAAGACGTGATTGTGTCGCTCTTCTTGACAACGGCGACAATGCATCATTTACAACATCACTCGCAATGAGAAATGATACTCATACATTTAATAATTATTTCTGTGCTCTTTACGAAGAGTATAGTAAAGTGTATGATAGTTTCACTGGTCAGGATATTTGGGTTTCTCCAATTTATCATATGGCTTATCTTGCTCCTAGAAATGATAATGTGTCCGAGATTTGGTATGCAATTGCCGGTTTCAACAGAGCAGCAATTGATACTATTAAGGAATTACGTTTTAATCCAAAACTTGGACAGAGAGACCAAATGTATTTGAAACAGTTGAATCCCATTGTTCATTTTGCTCAGGGTTATACTCCATTTAGTCAGTTGACGACCCAAGCAAAAGCAAGCGCGATGCAGGATTTAAATATTGTCAGATTGGTACTCTATATTAAGAGAGCGTTTGAAATCTTCTCAAGATTCTATATCTTTGAGATGAATGATGCAATTACTTGGAATAGAGTTTCTAATCAAATGGTACCGTTCTTGGAAGATATTAAGAATAGGAGAGGATTGTATTCTTACTCTGTTCAGGTGGGTGCTTCTGATTACGAGAAGAAAACGAAGCAGTTCACGGCGAATATTATGTTGGAACCAACGCGCGTTGTGGAAAGAATTAATTTAAACTTCTTCATTAAGTAACATGTTCATAGTTTAAAGAAACTTATCATCCTCCATAGAACATATATTAAATTCTATGGAGGATGATAATGTATACATGTGAATTATGTAAAAAAGAATTCCAAACTGTACCTTCCTTATCTACTCATCTTAGTCACTCAAAATCAAAATGTAAAACAGACATAAAAAAGTATTACGATACTTATCTAAGAAAAGAAAACGAAGGAATTTGTAAATTTTGTGGAACAGAAACTCTCTTTTATGGTATAGGAAAAGGATATCCTAATTCTGTATGTAAACATTGCAGAAACAATTCTGATGAAACCAAAGAAAAGAGAACAAAATCATTCAAAGAAAATAAAGAAATAAAAAAAATAAATGATGGATATTATGATTTAAAAGAACAATGTCAGATTTGTAATGAGAATAATAAAAATATTAGATTTAAAACAAGATCTGGACTATCTAAACATATCTTTCAAATTCATGAAAACATTTCAATTAAAGATTATTATGACAAATACTTGAAAAAAGAAGGTGAAGGAATTTGTAAAGTTACAGGAAAAACAACTAATTTTAAAAGTATGAAAGATGGATATTATGAATATTTTGGAAGTGGAACTCAAAATAAAGATTTACAGGTAAGAGAAAAAATTAATAATAAGATATTAGAGAGATATGGAGTTACCAATCCATGTTTTATAAATCAAGAGATAAGGATTAAAAATCAAAAATTTACTATTCTAAAAAGAAACGAGTTAAAAGATGAAAGAATCAGATTAGTTTCTATTCTAAGTAAAATAATAAATAGAAAAGAAAATAGATTAAAATGTCAAATTTGTAAAGAAAATTTTACTTCTTTTTCAGATATTTCTAATCATATTCTAAATCATAACATTACAGTAAAAGACTACTATGATAAATTCTTTAAGAAAAACAAAGAGGGAATTTGTAAAATTTCTATGTCAGAAACAAATTTTGTTTCTTTAGAAAATGGATACTTAGAGTATAGTGAATCTGGTATGTCATTTATAAGAGAAAGAGAAGAAGAAATTAAATACTTAAAGAATAATATAATTGAATTACAAAAAGATTATAATGTTGAATTTTTAAATATAGATCTTATACAACATCCTGGGGAATATACTGATATTAAATGTTTAAAATGTGAAAAAGTTTATAAAAATAAATTTACAAACTTAATAACTGGATCTGGAAAATGTCCTAATTGTTATCCAAGAGGAAGTAGACGTTTATCAAAAAATCAAAGTGAAATTTTTAATTTAGTAAAATCTATTTTACCAGATGAAGAAATTCTTTGTGATTATAAAAAAATTAAAAAAATAGAAACAAATAGACTTTTAGAATTAGATATTTACATTCCTTCTAAAAAAATTGCTATTGAACACAATGGATTATTTCATCATTCAGAGTTAAATCACAGTAAAGCTGATTTATATCATCTAGTAAAATATCAATCATGTATTAAAGAAGGGATTCAATTAATTCAAATATTTGAAGATGAATGGGAGTATAAAAAAGACATTGTAATCTCAATTATTAATCGTAAATTAAATGACAACCTTATAAAAATAGATGATATAGATTGTAAAATTAAAGAAATAGATACAGAAACAAAAAATAATTTTCTAAATGAAAATCATATTCATGGAGAAGATTATTCAATGGTTAATCTTGGTTCATTCTATAAAAATGAATTAGTATCAGTTATGACATTTAATTTAGAAGATCCATATGACCAAGAGAAGTGGGAACTATCTAGATTTTGTACAAAAAAAGAATATCAAGTGATTGGGATTGCTGGAAAATTATTAAAACATTTTAAAAGTAATTATATTTGGAGAGAAATTTATAGTTACGCAGATTTAAGATTTAGTTCTGGAAATATGTATTATAAATTAGGATTTGATCTTGAAAAACAAAATCTACCAAATTACTTTTATATTAGAGGAACAAAAAGAATTCATAGATATAATTTAAGAAAACTACCTACAGAACCTAAAGAAACTCCAGAATGGTTATTAAGACGAAATCAAGGATATTATAGAATATGGGATTGTGGAACATTAAAATTTTCAACAATAAATTATAAACAATAAAAACTGGGAAGGAATAAACCATCATTCCTTCCCAGTTTTTTCACCAATTTTTCACTCGTAAATTTTCTTTATCTCTATTCCCTTAGGTAACTTTACACATTTATTAATTGCATACCAATCACTTTGACAACTGTAATATATTGCAGATGATATTCCACCATCATTATTTGATAACTCAATTTCATAAAGGACATTTCCAGCTTCTATTTCCTTTTTATAAGTATCGTAATTGTCTTCCTTTAAATAAGGG